TCTTGGACGAGGATGGTGCAAGTAACATTGCACATCCTGAAATCTTCGGAAAACCGAAATAAAGCTATACATTACACATAGTTATTTTTACCGCTTCGTATAATGTATAATATGTTAAAAATCAATAACTTACGTGTATTTTTAATATGGCACAATATGTTTATAAATGCAAGAAATGTGGTAGAGAGTTTATAAAACACTCTGATTACTTCATTCATTTTTATAACTGTATTTAAGAATATCACTGGCTTTTGGGGGCGGTAATCGCAAGCCAGTGGTTTATTTGGGGAATATAAGAAATGGCATATCAATGCAAGACGATAGATACAGCAACTAATCAGTGTCTTGAGTGGGTGATGGCTGTCAACTTGCAGGATTTTGCTATTACAGGGACGCAAACAGCAGCAATCTGCGTGGCGATTGCGTCTTTTTTTGGTGTGTGTTGGATTCTTAAAGAGTCTCGTCGCGCAGTTAAATAATTTAGTTCTTTTAAGGGGATATACCTATGAACAAGAAGTTTGGTTTAGTTAAAAAAGCTGGTGTCGCTGTAGCTGCTGCGGGTTCTGCAATTGCTGCTAATGCTGCTGCAACAATCACTTATGACACATCTGGTATTTTGTCGAATATCGATGCCAGTGAAGCATTTGCAATCACGTGTGGTCTAGCGTTCATTGCATTAACTGCAACGATCTCAGTATTACGTAAAGGTCGTGGCGCAGTTCGCTAATAAATAAACCCGCTGCGCTAGCCGTGCGAATCTATGAGCGCGGAGAGGCGCAGCGGGTTTTTCACATTTTGGGAATTAGTTATGGACGAACCATCAATACTTAATTGGTTGATTGTTATTGTTTTTATCATTGGCTTTAACAAGTTGACATAGGTGATATAAATGAGAAAGTTATTAAAACAGATCAATGTGATAATTTTGTCATTTGTATTGATCTTTGCGCCTACATACGTTTTAGCTACAACCGTTACGTCTGAAGGTTGGACAGTACAGAAAAGACTTGTACAAGGTGCTACAACATTTTATGACGGTACTAAGAGTGTCATTTTAAACGGCAAGAACTATGCTGCCACAGGTACTGCTGCGATCACTCCAGTGGCTGGTCAAGTTGCAAAAATGATTGTTAGAACTGGTGCCGTTATAGCTGTTGATTTAGCAGTTAAAGCTTTGATTGGTGCAGTTGATTACGTCATGGACCCAGCAAATTCGCAAGTTAAATATTATGTTGATCCTGCTGGTACGCAATGTTCTAAAAGTGGTACTAATTGTCCCGGATATTATTATCTTTTTTATCGTGAACCCGGTACAAATGGTGCATATTTTTCTACTGTAGATCCTGCATGTACCGCGATTGCTGCTTACTATAAACAAACTCTCGTAAGTGTTGATAAATATTATCAATCTGGTCGTTTGTCTGGTGGTATGTGTCACACGCAAACTGCAACTGGTGCGAAAGATCAGTGGGCAGTATCGGCGCTTCTTAATCCAGCTTATAACCCAAATCAACAACCTCAGAAGGAAGAAAAATATTTACCTTACGAAACAGTAGCTTCTCAGATTATTAGTGATGCAGTTGCGAATAAAGCCGATGGTAAAGCTTACGTTTCAACTGTTGCCGATACTGCACTTGAAAATGAAAAAGATCAGATTGTGCCTGCGGATCAAGTTATTGATCAATTAAATCAAACTCAAGCAATTCCAACAACAACAACCGCCACTGGTACTGCAACACCTGCAACAACTGGAACTGGTTCAGGTACGGGTACTGGTGATCCAACTGCGCAGCCTGCACCATCCACAGATATTACGTTGAATTTTCCAATCTTTTGTAGTTGGGCGCCTACGGTATGTCAAGCTGCTCAGACTGCTATTAATTTTCCATCTACAGTTGAAAAGTGGATAAATGAAATCTTTTACGATACTAATGATTTACCTAAAACGGATGAATCTGATGTTTTTATTAAAGATAAACCTGAAATTAAGAAAGTAAGTATTAATTGGGGTTCTGTTTGTCCTGCACCTGTTACTGTTCCATTGTCATTTGGTGGAATTAGTCGGGATATTACTGTAGTCAATTACCAGTATATTTGTGATTATGCTTGGATTATTAAGGCATCCATAAATATGATTGCTTCAATCTCTGCTGTTTATATTGTTGCAGGGAGAAAAGAATAATGTGGAAGATATTTTATGGCGTAATGGCTTTAGTCGCCAATAATTCTTTTAGAGCATTATTAACCAGTCTTGGTATCGGTATTGCAACTGGTGCAATATTTTATGACCTAGTTTCTAATTATATTAATTCTGTTATTTCTTCTGCTTCTGCCGTTCCTTTTATTTCTTTATTGGGGATTTTTGGCATTGATTCGGGGTTATCAATTATTTTTGGTGCAATTCTTACAAGAGTATCTATTGAGGCATCAAATATTAGTCTAAGGAAGCGTCCATAATGCCTACTAAACTCATTACAGGTCAGCCAGGTAATGGCAAGACTCTATACGCTGTACATTTGATTAAACAAGCCCTTAAGGAAGGTCGTGAGGTCTATACAAACATTAATGGCATTAAACTTGATGTATTGCCAATTCCTGAAAATGATAAGGGTGAGTTAGATTGGACGCTGACCCCGAAGGGGGATGCAGAATTAGGGATTAAAGGTGCATTAATTGTTTATGATGAAACTCAGAAGTTATCTTATTTTGCTTATAAATCTAAAGAGAAGCTTTCTAGTAATCCTTTAATCACTGAATTAGAAACTCACCGTCATCATGGTTATGATTTAATTTTTATTACTCAGTCACCTAAGTTTTTGCATTTGCATTTATTAGATTTAGTGAATGAGCATTATCATGTTAAGCGTCCATTTAACAAGAAACAGGCGGAAATACATTTACATCGTAAAGCGTGCATGCTTCCTGAAACTGAAGCTGCTGAAAAACGTGCTGAAGATATTTTTAAGTTTGAATATCCACCAGAGTTATTTAAAGAATATAAATCTACTGAAATCGTAACGAATTCTAAGTTGCGTATACCAACATACATGAAACGTTTAATGTGGATTGTTGGTTTATCTGTTGTAGGTATTATTTATTTAGTTTTCTTTAGGGATAACTTTATATTTGGTCATATGATGGGGAAAGATAAAAAGAATGAAGTCGCTGCTCAAAATGTACCTGCTCAAAAAGCGGATGAAGAAAGTAATAAAAAAATTGATGAAGCATGTGCAAAACAATATGGTATGACTGTTGAACAATGTGCTGATCTGCGTGACCCTAGTAAACGTAATAATGAATTGCAGGCTAAGAATGATGTACGCATGTCGACGATTTCAGTTAATTACAATCCTAATAAGCCTTATGATGTTGAATTGCCTCCAGATGCCTATGAGGTAACTTCTAAGCCTATTTTTAGCGGTTGTATGAAGAAAAATGGACATTATGTTGCATATACCCAACAAGGTACGATTTTGCACGATGTATCTGAGACAGACTGTAAGCGCTTAATGAAACAAGCTGGTGATAGACCTTTTAATTATTTTGCAAAGTCGAATAATGAAATCGGGACTATGACTACAAATATGAATACAAACACAGATGTAAAAAATGCTCCTGTTGAAAAGGTTGAGCAAAAACAGCAACCTGTTCAGTATGCTGAAAACTATATTCAGCGTGGTCTGGAGAGAGACCCTAACTGGTATTAAAATTTCTTTCCTCTGATTACAAAAACCGTCTATTTGATGTAACGTAGGATTAACAAAGAAGTGTCTTCAGGGGAATTGAGACACATCGTGTAAACTATTAAATCTTGTATAATTTTTGCGTGTCTCAAGGCGTAGTCTAGACACTTTGACTCGGGGTATATGATGCAGTTTTCAGATTGGGTTCAACTTATATGCATGATTGTTTTTGCTGTAATAATTATGATTGTGTTTAGCATACGTTTTCTTCGTGACCTTCGATACCAACAAGATGATGATCAATATATTCCTTAACAAATTGAAGGTATGAGGATACGTTAAAAGTTTTTGATCGGCACGCGCTTGGGCTTCGTAATTGATTCCTGATACTCGACTTAAAGCATGTGTTATGTCCGTGCTTTATGACGGAACCGACTATTGAACGAAGCTAAACAAAAAATAAATTAAGTTTTTAAAACTATGATTGTTTGCAAAAAAAACTGTGGAAATAGCTGTTTTCTGTTGACTAAACCTGTGGGTAAATCAACGTATAAATTAAGGATTTATGCGGATTTATCCATAGTGTTTATCAACAGATAAAAAACAGCGTTCCGAAGGAATTTCCATAGTTTTTGCAGCAAATTTTTGTTAAATGGGTCAAAGAGGTTCTTCTTTCTCTGATTACATGCTTTTAAAAAAAGAGAAGTGTTGAAAGCCCAAGCGCGTGCCTGATCTGAAAAACAGGTGAGTCCTGAACTAACTTCAATTGGCATTTTATTACATTGCTGGTCTCTCTCGAGTCTTGTCCCGGGAGTGAAAAAAATGAATAAAATCAATACTTGTGATTTTTATAGGATTGGCAAAATATGACAATTAAAACTTATGATATTTATAACCCTGCGGCTGGTCTTATTGATTTTACGCTTGGTGAATTAACTGATATTTACTCTTCTATTCTGTGGTCGGGTTGTTCTAACGACAATCAGATATTGAAGAAAATAGAAACTAAATACACCTTTTGCTCTACCTGTAGCAATTTAGTTTTAAAAGAAGAATTTAATGATCATTTAGACAAATGTTTAGTGTACTGAAAGTTCGCATAATGTAAGCCTGATTATGTAACATAGCCGATTTGCAATCATTTCAACTGCAAATCGGCGTTTTTTTACATAGTCGGCATTATGCGATCTGAAGGCTAGAGTAGGGGGCAGTTAGTACTCTGGATCAATATAAACAACTAATCGTCTTTTTTAAGTACTTCCGCTCGGTACTTCATCACATCTTCAGTTTTGATGTCTTTTAAATACTTTCTTATTAAAGTGTGAAGTACGTCCGATTCTTTAATTCGGATTTTTGTCTCGAACATCATTTCTAAGGTCGCTTCTTTGACCATATCTTCTTCTTCGTCTCTAAGTCTAACTGTAACTGCCATTTGTCTTACTCCTAAAAGGTGACACATCATATCTGATTTATATTTTATGATATGTTGCTAAATCACAAATTAGATGTTATAAAACCACAAAATATCATTTGTGATAAATCATACATGGATAAAGAACAAGCATTCGAGATCGTGGCTAAGATCATTTTCGATAGAGCCTGCACTTTAGTTGTTGGGGGAAATCCTGCTTACGAGTCGGAGCTTGTTCTACGTCACATAGAAATGTGCATGGTGGAGTGGGGCTATAAGTCTGCCAAAGTAGCGGAGTACTACGACATGTTGAAAGCTGAGAATGATAATTTCCGTTCAATGGGGATCTGCTAATGGGTGAGTATAAAAAACAACCAAACCCCACAGCTTTATCGGGGGGATTGAAAAATGCGATGGTTGTAACCCCCATTAATAAGATGGGGGTAAAGACATCCGATACGCAACTGCAAGACGCCGATCTCCCGTATCAAGAGCATTCGCTATACACAATTCCATACGCTCACATGGTGATGACATCTTCAGGTGTTAAACCAGTTCAATGCCGTCTTCCTGCTGACAATGAAATTGCCGTGATTGACTGGGTAAATTTCACAATCGGAATTGAGACTTTAGGTGACAAGTATTGGAATGAAGATGAATACATCATCGATACACACCGTTGGACGGCTGCTGTAGAAGAACTTGATCACCAGTTACACCATATCTTTGGATTCTCAACGACTGCGTGTCGTCATGGCGGTCTTAATTTCTATAAAGAAAGCTATGTACTAGGTGAAGATTTCGGCTTTGTCTGCATTGGCGGTCAGCGCAATACGATCTTAATTATGATTAATGGTCGTGGTTGCAACTTTGCTAAAAGTGGTTGGGAATTAAGACTTTACAACTTCTTAGTAACTATGGCCAAACGAGCTAAATTAACTCGAGTTGATATTGCACATGACGACTTTGAAGGTAAAAAGATCAATGTTGACTGGGGCAATATGCAAGATGGTTTAGGTGGCTTTAGCTGTGGCAATCGTATGCCGAATATCGAGCATAAAGGCAATTGGAAGCGTCCAAACGGTAAAGGACGTACATTGATGGTCGGTGCACGTGAATCGGGCAAGATGCTTCGCTTGTATGAGAAAGGTCGAGCTGAGGGTGATCCGAACGACAACTGGCAACGTGCTGAAGTTGAATTTAAGTCAATTGATCGCGTTTTACCGTTCGATATGTTGCTGGCTCCAAGCGAGTATTTTATAGCCTCATATCCATGTTTCGCATTTCTATCTGAAGATATTCAACCTGCAAGAATTGAAACAATTCAAAAGGTTGCACGCATTAACTTTGATACTGCCATTAAGAATCTTAAACACCAATATGGCAAGTATATCAATGTTTTTAAACAGGTTTTTGAACCTGAAGAGTTAATCAATATTATTTCTTGCTCTGATCAATTCGCTTATCCGAAGCGGTTAGATCATGTGCTTATAACTGCTCGGAGAATGTAGCAATGATGCAATTTAAAAATAAAGTGAAAATCTTAGGTGCTAAGGCTGTTGATTTTAAAACTGACGATGGTCGTCATTATGACCATGTAGCTTTGTACTGTGAGGTTCCGCTTGATCAATCTCAAGGTAATGCGGTTGGTAATGCTTGTGAAGTATTTAACTGGCAAGACCGAACTAATTTAGCGTTGCTTAAGCAACATAAATTTCCGTTAGAAGCTGATATTACGTTTGAAATGGTTACTTCAGGAAAATCTATGAAGTATGTCGTTAAACAAGTTGAGTTGCCAAAGGTAATTTAATGATTGATGTCTTGGACGAGGATGGTGCAAGTAACATTGCACATCCTGAAATCTTCGGAAAACCGAAATAAAGCTATACATTACACATAGTTATTTTTACCGCTTCGTATAATGTATATTATGTTAAA